AAGACCCGATCAAGATAGACGGTAGGGCTGACGTAGTCTGCAACGGTGTACAACTCTCCACTAGTCGAGCCAGAACGGAACTGCCGTTTCTCAATGGGGGCGTAGAGCAATTCAGAAGACGGGAGAGCGTCCCAAACTGCGGCAGCAGCGGAGTTTAACGTAACCTGATTGGAAAATCTAGTAACGGCCGCGGTTCCGGTCGTGATAATAGCGGGAGAGATAAGCACGCCATGACCAACAAGGAAACTCCAGAGGCGCGACTCGCAGATGTCAGTCCAAGCGCGTGCTATGTACTTAGAGGTTAACAGCGGAGGCATCTGGTCGAAGTGTGCCAGAAGTTCCGCGCGGTGATCTGAAAAGGCCATAGGTCATCGTCGAGCAGCTCGACGGAGGGCGGTCCGGGCGTCGATGCTCCGTTTCCTTTTCGTACTCCAAGAAGATGAAAGAGTGAGCTTTCTGCCAAGTTTGACTCGCCCAATGCGAAGACGTTTGGAAAGAACCTTACGTCTGGCATTCCTTTTGGCCTTGGTATTTACCTCTGTAGACGAAACAAACTCTGTTTGGCGTTGCAAAGATTTAGCGGCCTGCATCAGGATTTTGTCTTCTTCCCATTGCGGACCAGCAGAACGACACCTATTTGCCCGCCACCCAAGATCAGAGCAAGCGCCGTTCCTACTCCCTCCATACGAGAGACAGAGGTAAGGAGCTCTTGGTTCATCCGCCGTTGCTCCAAGGCTACGGCGTCCATATTCTTTTCAATGCTCGTGACGCGCCGTTCTGCGTCAGAAACACGCTGTGCTAGTGCAGAGTCAGTAGCCTGCGCCAAGGCCACTAAAGGGAGGAACAAAGCATAGATGCACGTAAATGTCGGCTTCCAATATTTGCTTGGGCAAAATTTCATCCCGATGAAGGTCTCCAAGCATAAAAAGTCGATTAGAGCATCGACAATCAAAAACGAGACGCCGCGATCTCCTTTACAGGCCGACAGCGAGGATTCTAAATGTGATTGTGGAGGCATCCGTTGCCGCCCGCAATTCTTTTCCTCGACCTGGAGTGATATTCGGCGTGGTTGCATCAACAACGCTAGCCGTAGCACTACCCGTGGTAACGATAGGATCGGCTACCGCCGCTGGCGCCGTTGTAGCACCACCAGTAGGATAGGTCAACATCAACTTGCTGTTGGCCGAATCGAAGTGCATCATGTAGGCGGCTGCTGCAGCGTTTCCACCGAGAACCTGAACTCCCATTAGGGAACCCATAGTGAAGTCACCAGCCGCAACGGCTTCACCGCCAGCAGGATAAGAAGAATCGAATTTCACGTCTCCAACCCAGACACGATGTCTTCCCCAGACATCATCTCCTGCGGGAGTCTTAGTTAACGTAAGGCTCATTACAATGCCTCCTCTTAGGCTCCGGGCAGCGCCAAGTTGTCACGCAGTAAAACTTGGACGACGCCATTGTTCGCAGGCACCTGATGAAACTCTCCAACTACCCTACGTAGGAGCAAGGATGTCAACCCGGTTGCATCTGCGATGTTGTCGACTCGTCCATCGGTGGTATCGACCAAACAGAGATCTCCAGCCGCTCCTGTCTTGGTGATCGACGCGATACACGTCAAGTCAACAAGACCGCCAACTTGGATGACCGTATAGTTGCCCGCCGTGGGGGCGTTGAGATACACGCCAGCGACTCGTCCCTCCGGAGAAGGATTAGTGGGCGTCACGACAAAGTTCTCTGGATCGCTCCAGAAAGCGATGCGTTGTTTGGTAACCGTCTGTCCTGCTAACGTTCGGACATATTGGAACACGCCGGTAAAGACGTCCCCGACCGAAGAGTCAAACTGCAACTCATCAGCTTGTAGTGGAAAACGAACGCCCAACTGGCCAGCATAACGGCTGTTGCCCGAAGGAGTTCCCACGCCCCCAATCAACGAATCGTTGATCGCGTTGATGTTTACGTCGGTGAGCTTTAAAATCTCGCGCCTTGACATGATGTTCCTCCCGGCTTATTTCAATCCAAAGATTTGCTGATTTGCCCAAGGGGCTTGGAACTGTACGTTCACAGCCGCCTTTACCTGTCCCACGACTCGTGTGTTGTCCTGCGCGGGAACGAATCCCGTAAACCCGAATCCAAACTCTTCCGAGTTGGAGATTCGGAACTTCATGGATGAAGTGTTGAACCAGACGAAGACCTCGGAAGCCTGAAGAGTAGTTGAGGAAGGCATGTTCGAGTTCGAATCAGGCGACGAAGCCGACGTGAAGCTGGAGGTCAGATAGTTGCCTAGAACAGCTTCGTTCTTTCCGTCGACCTTCGAAGGGAAGTAGTCATCCTTCATGATAATGGCCGAGTTCATCTTCAGTCCTGAGACGCCCCAGTAGGGGTCTTGGATCTGGTCGAAGCGCTGTTGAACCTGAATGCGCGACTTGATGGCGGAGAAAAGTTCTTTGTTACACACGCCAAGGTCAGGTTCCACTCGCCCACGGCTGGCTCGCTGATAACGCTTTTCAAGAACGTCGTAAGTGACGTCCAGAGCGTTACCGGACTGGTCTCCAGCCCAGTAAGGAATGGAGTTCAGCGCCGCAGAGATGGCGCCGTTTCGAGTCTGCGTGCCATACGTGGTGAATTCATCGCCCTGCCAACTGGACGTGACACCATCGTTGATAGCCTCAGCCCAACCATTAAGCTGTTTGGAGCGATCCGTGCCTACTGCGCCACCGGAAGCCTGTCCATGCTGATGCATTGCAACCCCGATGATGGCTGAGATTGTCTGGATAGCGTTCCGCATGTCGACGTCAAGCAAAGAGTAAACAGCAAGCGGACCCTTGTTGTGGATAAGCAGTTCTTCTTTGAACTCCACAACCGAAACCTCGTAGAGGCGCGGATCAAACCGCGTTCCTGCCAAGGTCTGAGGCTTGGTGATATTGAAATTATCACCAGAAGCGTAGGCCCCACCATTCAGCGGAGCATAGAGAAAGACTGACTGCATGTCGTCTCCGCCGGTGAACGGAAGAAATGACTTTGCCCGAAGGAAGGACAAGAGAGGCATGTCCAGGAAAAAGTTGTCCTGGAGAGCGTTGGGCAAGATCTCCTTCTGTGTTGTCAGAGAGATCTCGTCTAGAATAGGATCCGCCATGGTTTATCTCCTAACCTACGGGGTTACCCCCGGTCGGTACGTTCCTTTGTTGTAGGCTTCGACGGCAGCAGCAATACCCTGCCGAGAGTCGGCAATAGGTGCATTGCCGTTGGGCTTGAAACGGTCTGGATTACCAAGTACCGGACTGATATCTTCGTTTTCACGACCGAAGACCGCAGTCTGTCCGCCCGTCGCGGCTACTTCGCTAAGTGCGGCCTCTCGGGCCTCTGCACGGGCATCAGTTAGTTCCTTCTCGCGGTTCGTCTTGGCCAGAGCCTCTTCTTGGGCTGCGAAGCCAAAACGATCGGCCAGAAACTGTTCAACTCCAGGAAAGTCGCCAGGATTCCTTGCCAGGATCGCCAAGGCTTCATCGGTAACCTCCGAGGTATTCTCGGGGAGACGGCCAAAGAGTCGTTGGTGCTTGGCGGCGGCGTCTAGCATTCGGGCAGTCACAGCAGGATTCTGTTCTGCCGCATGTCCTGCACGTTGAAAATCTTCACGAGTAACATAACCGGAAAGGTCAGGCGGTGCCGGCAGGTTACTGGCGGGAGGATCGGGGGTCCCTTCCAAGCCTAGATCCCGGTCTTCCAGGCCGTATTGGGATCCAATTGACCGCAGCCGAGTTTCCAGCACGACGGCCTTTTCTCGCTCGGTTTGGAGTTGCTGAATGGCAGCATTTCCCTTGGGACCTTCTGTCTTGTACCACTCGTTCAATTCCCTGGTCCGGGCCTCGTTCTCTGTTTTGCTGTTGTCCGCGGCTTGCATAGCTTCGATGTGAGCTTGCTTCTGCTCGTTCATTTGGCGGTCGTAATCTGACTGCCTTAGCTGACCCTCAGAGATACGGTTACGGACCGTTTCATTGTCCAAAGCCGCAAGTACGGCTTCTCGTTTTTCTTGTGGCAGGCCAAGTTCCTCGGCCCAGGTTCCTAACTCCTCAGTTGTCCACGCCATGACGTGTCTCCTTCCTTCCTTTGAGAGGCTGCGGTCCTAAAGAACCTTCCTCTTGCTGGCTGCGGAAGCATCATCCTCCGGTGATGACCGGGGCTGCCGGTTCATCGGGTGTTCGCGCAGATGTAAAGCGCGTTAGCATTTGCAAAATAGCGTCCTGTGCTACTCGGCCGGCTTCCCGTGTTTCGGGGTTATCGGCGATAAAGGTTTGGATAAGCTCATGTGCTGCCTTGAGCCTCATAATTCCGATACGAACTTCCCCCATTGAATCTTCAGAGACAGGTTCCGGCGCTTGGAGACCTTCGATGGGAGTGGTCTCGACCGGAGGACTGCCCTGAATTGAAACAGGAGGAATTGGAGTGAGTCCCATTTTAGTAACTTGGTTTCGCTTTGGAATTCGACTTCGGCATCGGATTCTTAGACGATGTCGCCTTTCCAGGAACGTCCATGGTTCGCTCAAACGGAGTGTTCAGCGGACCCTTCTTCGGCGATGCATTATTCCCTTTGGGATATCCAATGTCTTTGGGCATATTTTGCTCCAAAAAAAAAGAGACTCAAGGCGTGTTGCCTTGAGCCCCTCTGACGCCTATGACGGCCGAACGGGAAACTCTAAAAGTTAAGAGTACACAGAATTGCGCTAGGTGTCAAGTTGCGCTTTCATTTTCTCGCACGTGGAATATGTACTTTCATACGACAAACAGGGATTCTCTCAGCTTTGTCGAGCGCGTTTGCGCTGAGCAACCAACGGTGTTGGCACGTCATTAAAGATATTCGACCCCTGCCATTCAACCGCTGAAGGGGTTCCTTGACCATAGTGGACAACCAATTGCCCTGTTGCATGTGACGAATTGAGTTTTTCAAGAGTGGCAACGAGGTTGTCGCAGGGCAGCGAGTAACAAATGGTTACCTTGCGAACCGCATGACCATTATGCAGTGCCATCACACGTTCCGCAGTTCTAGGGCTTGAAGATTGTTTAGACATCAACTCTCAGAGATGGTAGTCCTGGCTCCGCGATCTTTCCGTTCAAGATGTGGAGCAGTCTGTCCAGTGGGGGGACGGCCACGACCGTTGGTAGCTCCGCCGCCTTGTCCTCCTCCTGGTGTGGACGTGCCGCCTTCCTTGCCTAGGCCTTGTATCAATTGAGCAAACTCGGATTGCATCCCTTCGGTTTGGGCCACTTGGGCTAAGCGCGACATAAGGAGTTGAGCTTCCGCAGCTTCTTCAACCTGCATACGGTTCCACTCCTGCCAGCGTTCGACGACGGTTCCACTAGGAGGCGAGCCAAAGTTAGGAATGTCAAGGTGTTCGGCAATGGTCCAGGGATCTAAAGGAAATCCTGAACGGAAGAGTTGTAAGAGCAAGAGCTTGCGAGACATCTGAGTTACTTGGTGAAGCGAATTGGGCACAATGTGGAACACAAAGTTGTTGCGGAACCAGCGTGCTCGTTCGCTTTGCGATTTACCTGACAGCACATCAGGGTCTTCACCAGGAAAGTGAGAAGGTACCATGTCACCCGGGTTGTAGTCGAAGTCTTCGTTGACTACTCCATCCGGGCCTAAGACTTGAATGCGGCGAGAGGTGGTATAGAACTGAAAGACATCCCCTTTGAACATCTCTCCTAGCAGTCTCATGGAACGTTCCATACGGCGTGAGACCGCAGTCAAGACCGGACCAGCCAGTTCAACGGCCTTTTCCAGTGCGTCCATGTTGCCCCCTACGCGGGCTTTGGCCAAGGCAGTAAAGTCTGCCAAGCCGACAAGATGATCCATCCGTTCCTCTTGCGCTTTAATATGCGCGAACAGTTGCGGCGGAAGATCGTAGAACTGGGAAGGAAGAATAGACTTGATAGGGTCAGATCCCATCATGAAGTCGATTCCAAGGTCTTGGCCGGGTGATTTGAAGTCCATCGCCTCCATCGTGCTCTTGGAAATTTGCGAAGTGTTGAAGTACTTAGGAGGATCAATTCGCGTCATCTGAGAGTCTTCAATGCCGCGCAGAAGCCTGTTATTGGATTCAGCTAGAGGCATGGAGTCTCGGATAACAGGAAGCCCTAGGAACTCAAAAACCCAGGAGTCCATCTCGAACGGGATGACGGGGACCATGCCATGCCAAGAAGGCGACATGTCGTCGTTAAGGATGACATTGTCCGTAGCTTGGATAAGACGTCTTTGTGGATAGAGTAAAGCGTCTTCCCTTGTTGCACTACGGAAGCGAGTCAGACCGTCTAGTCGTCGACCGTCGGGGAGAGCTTCGCCTAGATATGGAATCTCACGACGCCAGTTGGTTCCCGCCTTGCCAACTTTTATAGCGCGGCCGGTGTTATTGATCGTGGGGTCCAAAATGTAGATGTTGTAAATGTCGACCACGGGAAATATCTGGCTCTCTTTGTTCGCACTGCGTCCTGAGCTCAGTTGCAAGGCAGGAGCTAGAAAACGAGACACTCGACTGGCAAAACGGCCTGCTAGACCCGCTGGCGCCGCTCGAGACGGCTGAATGGCGTCTGCATGCTGGGGGAACATAGCCCGTGCTTCGTTGATAGGGCGTTCTGTGCGGATAATGACAGCGTAGGCTTTTTGCAAGTCATGATCGCGCCCGATTTGAACGGGTAACACATCCATAGCTCCATACACGTCCAAAGCTATGTCTCCACGTCCGACAAACCAAAAGTCCTTGGCCCAGCGAGGGCTTACATAACCTCGCCCTTCAACAGCGGCGTACTGTAGGGCGTCGTGGATAGCTTGGTCGGCGTAAGTGTTGTGCCACCAAGCGACCAGCAGCTTGTTCAACACCATGGCGTGCTCGGAGAAGTCAGGATTGTCGGTCTTGAACGCCCAAGTAGGACGTAGGTTCGACATGGTAGCGACAATTTCCTTGACTTGCCGTTTGGGACGATTCACGCTGATTTTTGAATGTGTGCTGGGACGACTCTCTTGGACCTTACCGTAGATCTGTTCTCTGGCAGCGTCAATCCATCCGGCAGCTCGTTGAGACTTGAGATAAGCGTTGCCTTCTTGGATGGCTTCACGAATCCAACCGACCTTCCGCATGTTGTGGGCTTCACGCGAAGGAGCCCAATAGTCACGGTTTACCATCAGTCTCTCCCCCGTTTCCATCCTGTAGTCTGGTCAACCCAAGGTTCTCGGCTGGAACGGTCTTGATGTAACACCTGAATCTTGAAGTCAGAGGAACGTTTGGACTTAGCTGCACGCTCCACGGCCCGTTTGTCCATGTCTCTCATGGTCGCTGAGGCAAAAGCACGTCCACGCGGTGACATGGTTTTCATTGCCTGCTTAAGATCTGAGCGAGAAGTCCTACTGGCTCTCGCGAATTGTTCGGCTTCCGCCGCTACCTTGATCTGTTGCTTGTTGTCTTCTAGGTTCCTGTATTGCTGTTCAAACTTAAGGGCTTCAGGGATAGTACGGAGCTCGCGACGGGCGTAGCCATTAGGTGGTATAGACGAAGTGGTTCCGGGAAACCTGATGTTTCCTTGGCGGTCTTCATGAACGACGATAGGATCTATGCCTTGCGCGTTTCCACGTTTCCATGCAGGGGCTTCAAGAAGAACGCGAACAGCCATACCTGGCGGAGCTTCCTCACCCGCTAGACCTGCCAGACTAACCGAGGTTTCTGGATAAAAGTCTGAAATAGAAGCCTCTCCTCGGCAGGAACGGCAGGGAATAAGCGTTTCGTCTTGAGCGTAGATGCCGTCAAAGACATGTCCACGAGCGCAAGCAAAATCATAGGTCGGCATCAGTCCACCGTCCTCTGGATCAAGTTTGGAATTCCGGTCTCACGGGGCAAACCTTGTAAGTCTTGACCTTGAGGTCCTGGAGAGTACATAGGATAGTGCCTCGCCATGATTCTAGAGGTTGCCATTCGGCGAGCAGACAAAGAAGGGGCTGTTCCCTGAATTTCCAGGTAATGCAAACTGTATAAGGCCATAGCAACGGCCATGATCCGATCATCGTGCTGACCATGGATAGCTTGCAGTCGCGCGGTGGATTCGTCTCGTTCGAAATGTCCCATCTCTTCAACAAACCAAGGAGAAGAAATACTGAGGTATCCGTCTCGAACGCATTTAATAAAATAGTCTAGCATGTCAGTTCGCGTTCGGTAATTCGTCACCCAGCCAATAAGATTGGCTTTGTCAACATTGAGGCGCTGGTGTTTAAGGTTAAGCCAACGATGGAAGTTTGACCAGCCATGTTTACGGAGCTCATGCTGAGCCGAAGTGCCACCTCCTGAACGGACCTCGATGACTTGACGGGCCTGACGAAGCACTCCAGCCACCCGAGGAGAGTAAAGCGTCCCGATAGCCATTAAGAACGGAGGTAAGTCTGCAGCGCTGACCCAAGGAGAAACAAACTCGGCTACAAGCGCGTCAGGCCTTTCCAAGTCTCCTTTTCGGATGACCATAACGGCTGTGCGATCTTGTCCTATACCTTCAGCAGGATCCACTCCTAGAGCGTATTCGTACTCTTCCTCAGGAAACTCCCAAACGATAAGCTTCCCTAAAGGGTCAATACGTGAATGTCGAGGGGGCTTCAACGGGAGAAGCGTATACCTAAAAGGTGCTAGTGTATCCCCCCAGTTAGCTTCAATTGGTATAGGAGGCATTTCATCATCCACTTCATCTTTTGCTGGATGAAGCCGTAAGGGGATCTCATGTTCCGGGCCGGTAACAGCAAAGATGTAGGGAACTTTAGATGCGGACTCTCGAAGGTTAGAGAGAAGCTCTGCATCGAAGACTGATTGGCCCAAGGCTTGAAATGCTTCAATGTCATCCGCCGGCATCTCTCGATACCAGCCAGCCAGGTTTTGACGAGCGCGATAGTCTTCTCTGGTTACTTCCCAGAACCATTGCTGTTCGACTGGCATAGACCAGTTCTCGCCTAAGTACTTGCGAAGTAGTTCATTGCCTTGAACGTACCCAGCAGCCCGCTTAGCATGCTTGCGGGTGAGTAAAGCTGGCTCCCAGTTCTTCGGCACCGGCATGGTCTTCAACATTGTGGGAGTAGGGTAGATGTCTCGTCCCACGAACCAAGGCAGAAAAGCAGGACAGAGTCGCGAACGTCCTCGAGGCCACTGCGTTGAAGCCCGTTTCCAGAGTTGATGCCACCAATCGTCTCGAACACGTGCGTTTGATTCAAGCACGCCAAAGGTCCAAGGGTTGGGATGGACTGCACGCAAGAGAGAGTCTTCCACCAAAGCGCGAGGGTTCACGTAGTCAGGGAGTTCTGTAAGGTGATAAATGTTGACCGTATCTCCTCGAGCGATGCCCGTCATCTGAGAGCCATGCTGGATTGAAACGGCTGAATTCATTTCACCGAACTCGAAGACTTCGCCCGCTACACGTTTTGTCAAGACAGGCATCAGCCAATGCGGTTGGTGGTCCCACGCAAGTTCCATCTTGGCCGACATACGTCGAGATTCGTCAGGAGCGAAAGACCCGACGACTGCATTAACGTTGTGATAGAACTGCACACGATGCGCGATGGCTAACTCAACAAGAGTAGTGATGCCAAGTTGTCGTGCCTTGAGTTGAACGATTTCAATGGCCTTACCAGAAGCCTCTAGGTCAGACCAGACGTCCAGCATGATTTGTTGTGCAATGTTGGGCCGAAAGCGAACGATCCGGCCTACGTAGTCTTTGATGAAAGAGTATCTAGTGGCCCAGTAACGGAAGTCAGCTTGACAGAGCGCCCGTTCGTTTTCTATCCAGATGACCTCAGCAGGCTGGTAGGCTCTTCGCAGGGTTCCTTCATCGGTGAGAAGAAGGTTGAGTCGTGTGTTGGTCCGTACAACTTCATCGATTTCATGCGAGACAAACTGGAAGGATTCTTTCGCCGTTAAGGAATTCTGGAGGCGAAGACGCGCTTCGACTTGAGGTCGAAGCTCGCGGAGCCGTCGACGAACTACAGACGAAGCATACACACAAGACCTCTTCTGTTAAATGTCGTCCTTACCTAGAGCCAGGATTTGCATCAAGCGTTTGGCACGTAAAGGAGTCTGTATGGCCCATTTGCTGGTAAGCCCTTCTTGTGAAGCCAAACTGTACTTCTGGCTACGAATCGCAGACAGCATCTTTTTAAACTTTGATAGACCTGTAACGCCGAGTTGGTAACTCATCTCAATGAGTACTCCACGCCGGACATTGCCAAGCTTCGCCCAGAAAGTGTAACGTGCAGCCAACGTTGCTTCGAGCTTTTTGAGCCGTCCATTAAGAATCGACAGTGATTCAGCAAGTGTGATTGGACGGTCTTCCAAGCACCATCCATGGCCAACCGTCCATTTGCCGACAGAGTCCTTGTAGGGTTTAGCTCGGAAGCCTTCGTTTCTGGCAACGCGGTTTAGAAGCTTGTTGGTTATCATTGTAGACCTTTAAGTGTTACCTTCAGAATCTTCGCCAGCGTCTCCGCGAATAACTTGGATGTTTCGCTTGACTGACTCTTCAAACGATGGAAGAACTGATGAGGGTACGGGCTCTGGCTGATTAACTTGTTGAACGTTGATGACAGTCCCGTTGGGTAACGGAAGGAACCCGGAGTGCTGCATAAGGAAACGACGGTCTTGAATACCTTCTGGGCGTTGAGCCTCGATGACAGCGCGTTTAATAACCTTAGGATGTGCCGCAGCGGCGATTAGGTTAGCGGCATCGATGTTAACGCGGAACATCAAGCGGGTTACTTCGGACAAGTAGTCTTCCGGAAGTATCTCGGCTGCCTTACAGAGATCTTCAGCGTGAAGGCGTTTACGAGCTGTATGCGAAAGATCGTCCCAAAGAGCGACTAGTTTGGCGAACCGCGGATCAGTTTCAGATGCGATTCGAGCAAAGTCTATAGTGGATGCAAACCCCCCACGAATCTCTCGAAAGACGACAGAGAGCGTATTGTCAAAGGGCAGAGTTTCCAAGCCAATCTGTTTGGCCGCGCTCATACGGCCATTGCGCGAGGTTGGGACCACGGCGGTTACTTTGGGACTTTTGTTGCGCCGTCCGGCCTTAGACACTGAAACCTCGTCCGTCGTTCCCTACAACGTCTGTGGTGAGGAAATCCATGTCCGGGTCTTCATGGTCTGGTAGTAGACCTAGATTAGTTCGACGCTGCTTTTTCTCTTCTTCGGCAGCTAAATGGGCATCTGAGCGACTGACCAAAGCTTCTTCGGGACCTGGAGGATTACCTTCTCTTGTGAGAATGGGTGGAGGAGATAGAAGATCCAAAGAGTCAGCGATGCGCTTTAGAGAGTTTGCCATAGACTCTACGACAGCCGAAGGGATGTTGAGATTAAGCGTCATTCATAGCCCCCCGTCTCCTTGTATGCTTCGTCCGCAGTAAAGATGGGAGTTTCCTTTGTAGGGTCTTTTTTCACTTCCCCGACCGGAGGAGGCTCCAAGATCTCGGGGTTCGGCTCAGGGTCAGGAGTGGGATCATTGGCAAGCGGATTCGTGCTGGAACCAAACTCTGGGATCGGGGGCTGGTAAGCTTCCGGGACTTCAGCTACTCGTTCAGGTTCCGGTGGGGCAGTTGGCGTTGCATCTCCTAAAACAACAGGAAGCTTGCCGGCTTGAACATGCTCACGGAAGAGATCGGGCCGATCTACCTCTCCATTGGAGTTTCCGCGGATGCGTATATTCAATGGTTTGTTCGATGCATAGAGTCGTCGCAAGGCACGACGGAAGTGTCGAACCATGACGTTGCGATCTTCAAGAGTAGTCGCTAGCCAACGATCTCCAAAGGTTTCAGCATAGGCTTCATGAACTTCGGTCTCAGACGGCGGCATCCAGGAGATCTCGTCTCCTCCATGCGTTTGGACGTGAATCAAACCTGCTTCACGAGGGTAGACCGAAAGATCAAACGTGAAGTCATACTCGAATTTGGGAAATGTCAGATGGGGCTGGATATCCGGATGGGCTGTAAGAGCCTGTCGGATAGCATTAGCTACGGCTCCGGCTAATTCCTCGCCGTTGATGGCGTTGAACAGTTCGTCGATTGAGGAAGACATTGGTCAGTCCTTCTTGCTTTTGGTTTCAACCGGCTTCTTCTCGCTTAGCTTTTTACCTGGATTCCGGGGTCTCTTGGCTTATTTGGAGAAGTCCATGTCCTCGACCCGATCAAGTTGAAACTCTTCCTCGCTTAGTGTTTTCTCTAGCCACTTAAAGCGTTTGCGAAGGATTCTCGTCCGAGCAGTGCTGGGAAGAGTGGAGTCCTTCAGACTCTCCCAGCGAGCCACGGTGAATCTGGCGTTCTTGGGAGGGCAGCCGAGGAAAGCTCCAAACTTAGTCTGGGAATGTCCCAAGGCCATGCGAAGTTCCCGAATCTTGATTTTGAACCTTGCTTGCGCGTCTGTCAGCTTGGGATGTCGAACACGAGGGATGGGAACAGGCTCTCCCTTTGACAGCTCCTCGCCTACTATAGCAGCAACGTTCCGGTTTACTCGCCCTTCTGCGAGATCTGGAGCAGGTAATGGAAGTGAGACTTCAACTTCTTGTGGATCAGGCTCTTCCTCCCGCATGAACGGCGGAGGTCGAATAGGTTCGATGACAGAAGCAGACATTTGATGGTTCTTTCGTTAACATTCTGCCACGTTTGCGCCACAGTGTCAATAGTCAAACGGTTTTCTTGGTCGCTCGCTCGATTTTTCGCATAACAACAGACAGCCAATCACGCACATCGTTGAAACTCTCGGGGCTAAGAACTTCAGGCCACTGAAGAACCACTTTGCCCTCAGGGAGAGAGAACACATCCCGACGAAAAGTGCTAGCAAAGAGTTGCTGGTCGGTTGGCATCCCCTGAACTGAGTAGTGTTTAGACAGCTCTTCGTCCGCTGTGGACTCCAGGTCTTCAAGCGAAGGTCTCCACGAGGTTTTCATGGTGTTTTTTTCTTCCTTCCGGCCGCCCAAGCGTCTAAGTCTTCGCGACGGTAGAAGTAACGCTTCCCGATGGTTTTAACCGCAGGACCTGATGTTTTCTTGCGGTATTTGGCTAAGGTCTGCCGGGCGCAACCGAGAGTCTTGGCGGCTTTGGTTTCACTGAAAAGGTTGGTCATTGAAATATGGTTTCTCCGGGTCTTGGCTATAGTTCCATAGAGAGCTTAAGAGCCTCCGCGAACCTTTTGAATTGAGCTTCCAACTCTAGACGCATTTCCAAACGATGGTGCTCAGCCTGCTCTTGCAACTCTTGCAGACATTCCCGATGTGCATTGGCCAGCATTTCCTCGGAACTAGGACGTAGGGCCTCTAGACCCCCAGTCAGTAGAACGGCCAAGCCCCCTGAAGCCAACCAGAGAGACCTGCCATGATCGACAAAACGCTTGAAAATTCCCGTTCCGATGTCGGTCATGGTTGGAGGGTACCAAAATCAGTTCTTGTAGTCTTGCAACTCAATGATCGAGATTTCCGCCTCGATGCCTTTTACGACAGCCACTCGTTTTGTCCTAAAAGCCTTTGGGGCCTATTCGGTCGTAGCAGAAGCATTCTGCCAGACCCACTATTGAGACGTTCAATCGCAGTTGGCAACTCAGGTTCAGCTAGCTTGTATCGAGTTTCCGTCCATGTTTCAGTGAACGCGTTTAAGGATTGCGCGAATACAGTCCACCAGGCGGAAATCGCCAACGCTTTTGTAGCGCATGCCTGCAACACCAGTATGCCTAAAGGATAAACTTTTCCGTGAAGGCGGAGTCCGGAGATGACTACAAATGCAAGGACCATGAAAACCACTCCGATGTTAATCAATAACCATGAGTGCATTAAAACAGCTCCTTGTCTTGATTCCGTTTACGCCGAGGCGCCGTCTTGAGTTTCTTCTGGTTGCTAGGATCGGTTGCTTTTCCTGCCATTCTGCGTACCGCCCGAAAGACGTACCAGGCTCGAAAGCGCGACATGCCATCCTCACGACATATACGTCGCAGTTCTTTGTCAGCTTGCCGGCGATGCAGATCTGGATCGAGCAGCCCCAACCTAAAAATCTGATACAGCGCGTCGTGGACCAGGGAACCTCGCATTATAGTTGGGGTGTCCCTGGCAGGTCCCGAAGCGCCATCCCAAGCGTATCCGGATCGAACAATCAACTCGCCTTTGATCGTCAGAACCAAGTATTCAAGCTCTACCGCCTTTTTAGGGTAGATGGAGACCTGCGTGTGATATTCCTCAGCTAGCTGGTGCTTGTAGCCCGACCGATATTTAATATATTCCATGTGTCCTCCGCTACTCCTCGTCAAATTTAACTGGCTCAGCCGTCTCTAGAACCCGACTGAATAGACTTCCGTAATTCTCGTCCAGATCGATGTTTCCAAATGTCCGGAGAACGAAACCTGGATCGTTCTCTCCAAGAAAGTCTCTGCTCTCCTTCTTGCACCCGTCAAACGGGAATATGTCCTTTTCAGGACGTACTCTGTTCATCTGTTGCCCCCTTTTCATCCATCAGATCATCTGTAAAATCCAGTGTGTCTGAGGCTCAAGGCCACGTGAAATTGCAGAAACCGGTCGGTTGGCGTTGCCATACTTTGGAAGAAATCAAGAGTCCATCAAACGT